GGCGCCTTGGGGGCCTCCGGGGCCCCCTCCCCACCTGGTTCGCTGGAGAAATAATTCTTTTTTCTCACAGCATCCGCTCAAGAAAACAACTGCTTGCTGCAGCTCCCCGAGCCCTACCAGTCTCCGTCCGGTATATTTATTTTTCTTCGGATTTCCCTCTGATCAACTCCGCCGACGTGATTGCTTTTCGCAGCATTGCAGCAGTAGTGCGCAGCCTGAAGATTGTTCCAGTCCTGCGCTGCCGCTTCAGGCGAATCATATCCGTACTGCCTCCAACGGCTTACAGGGTGGATCTCGTCGACCACGAAGCTGAGGGGGTGGGCCGAATCTGACGGGGCGGTGTAATCTATGGGGCCTAGTTTTCCCCGGCATATTCCGCATGGAGCTGCCATAGCTCGGAGCCTGGCTCGGTACTTTCTGCGGAGATTTCCATTTGCATACCGGGGGTTTGTTTTTTTGCTTGCCAAATCAAAACACCCCCACCCCTATATTCTTTCCATGCTAGCATCCTAAACCTGTTTTCAGGTGCTTTTGGCTCAACTTATCTCAATCCGAGGTTTTCTTCCACCAGGTCAAAGAACTCACGCTGCCACCTCTTTGCTGTTGCGTATGACACATGGCACCTCATCGCCGCTCCGTGCAGGTTGTGCGTCTTCGTGAAGTAGATCAGCCGGATAATCTCATTCCGCCAGTGGCCGAGACCGTCCCGCGACCTGGACGTCTTCCGGATCGCCCAGCTCACGGCCTCGTACTCCCGCTGCCGTGCCGGGCTCAGTTCCCTGAGTGCAGTCTGTTCTGTCGTCCGTCCCGGTCCTGATCCGCCGCCGGCAGCGTTGTAGTGCACCGTCACCGAAGCGCTGTGCTTATCGGCAAGCGCTCTCTTCATTGCGGGATATGCCCGCAGGATGTTCTGCACATACGGCCAGCACGGATCTCTCATCCCGCTCTCCTCCTTCTGCGCCCGGGCAGGATGATCTGCCCGCCTCTCACGGTCACCCGCTCCGGGAAGACGCCGCGCATGTACTTCGAGATGATGCGCCCGTTCTCGTCGGCGTGCTCGATCACATCCTTCACGACCTCGTCCCGCAGCGGCACGATCCCTTCCACGTCCTCGACCTCGACCGGCTCCGAGAACACGGGCTTCTCCATGCCGCGGCATCCGCTCCATCGGTTCTCCCCTGCCGGCCTGCCCTGGACGTTGTCGACCATGTACGCAGCCACGCGGCTGTAATCTCCTTCCCCGGTGAGGCACTCGGCCTGCAGGGTTCCGTCCAGTCCTCCGATCTCCCGCCAGATATCGTTCGCCATGGCCAGCGCGTCGGCCGGCAGCACCATGTGGTGGTGGATCCGGCAGAAGTGCTTCTCCTTTGTGCTCCAGTTTGCGGTCACCCACACGGCCTTCAGCGGTTTCCCGGTTATCTCCCGGTAGACAGATCGCAGCTTCGGCAGAAACTTCTTTGTCAGGATCCTCTTGGCCGCCTGGTACTCCTGTTCCCGTTTCCCGGCCGGATCCGCGGACTCTCCCGCCGGATAGTGCATGTCGTCGTACTTCAGACAGACGAACCAGTCTCCCGCTCCGAAGTTGCAGTTGATGGTTCTGGCAAGGTTCAGGACGCAGCTCTTCTCGTTGGCCTTGATCTTCTTCAGGCTGCTGGCTCCCGCTCTGCGGATCCCCCGCTTCTTCCTGACGGTCGGACCGGATGGTAACCATGTCCGTCTGGTTTCCACCGTCCTCCCGGAGATGATGTGATACTCCATGAGCTTCCTCATTCTCCCCTCCTGTATCCTGCTCCCTGTCTAATGTTAGCCGCTAAAAGGTCCTTATAAGAAACGCGTGCGCGTGCGTGCGTGTGTGCGTTTCTTATAGGTGTCTTCAGCTGTCAAGGTTCTGTTCGGGTTCTCAAGCCGGAACGGAAGTCGCCTTCCGCTCCCGATTCAGAATCCGACGGCGGATGCCGTGTCTCTGCGCGCGCTTAATCCGCCTCTCTGATTTGTTTCTGATGCCTTAACTCCTTTTATCTCTTTTGACGGAAACACTATATTTTGTGATCAAATTGGTTACAAGGCGGGTAAAATATCTATATCTTGTGTTTTATCGCTTGTCATGTTGCACCATATGGTGTATAATACAGGAAGAGCTGGCAGGTCTTGAAAAAGATGAAATTCTGTTACGAGAGGAGGTGTTGTGCTTTGGCAAAGCCGAGAGTTACTGTTACTTCTGAATCTCCAACCGGCCGCAATAAAACGTTTCACGATAACAAGACCGGAAGGAACATGAATGCAAACCAGTTTGTTCGGTCCATTGAACTCGGAAACTACCCTGACTACTATGTCCGGGAAATCAATGGTATTCCGACTCCCGTCTCTAAGCCTGACGGCAACACCAGCAACAACCTAGGCTAAGATCACGCGATAACCTGCCAGCTCCACCACCTTGTCTTCTGTAACCACTGCGATGACCTCCCCGTCATCCCGGATTACCGTGACTTGGTGGTATTTCTTTTCATATCCGAACAGTTCGTTCGGTTCGCATTGCAGGATCCTGCAAAGGGGTTCTATCCATTTAACCGGAAACGGTCTTCGACCATGCAGTATGTTTCCCAGTTGAGACGGGCTTGTCCCAAGTTCTTTTGCGATGCTCCTCTGCGTGATCCCGCTCTCCCTGATAACTTCTAATGCTTTCATTCTTCCCTCCGGTTCCACGCTTCGCATATTGCTTTGCCGTAACACCTAACTGCCTTGTCTATTACAGTTTCATTCCATTTGTTTTTCGATTTCCAATAACTGATCAGTCTGTTTTCTTCTATTGGAACTCTTGCACCACAATCTTCGCATTCAACATAAACAGCTTTGTACTGTTTCCCTCGATCTATTATTACAAGCGCCATTCCACCGCAAAACGGGCATGCCTTCAAATCAAGTTCATCCATTACTCGTCCTCCTCATTGTCTGGTTCGGTATATGTGTGATAGTTGCTGAACAAAGTCTTCAGCATAGCTGTCAAACCGTCTGATAAAGAATTGCACTGTTTCAGTTCTTCTGCGTTCGCTTCGATTTCCGTGATCTTCAAAATCATTGTTGCTCTCCTCTCTACAGCCGCTGCGGCGGCTTGTCGTTCTCCCACCAGCCGATGGTGCACTGGCCGGTGCTGCTGTTCTGCCACAGCTCCACGGTGCAGTCCGGATAGACGTCGACCTTGTCGTACACGCCCGGGTCGAAGGCCATGGCCTCGATGAACTCCGCCGCCTCGGTCATGACCTGGAAGAGCTCGTCGTTCACGGAGAATTTGTTCGGCAGCCTGGAGGCCTCGCAGCGCAGCCGGAAAGCCAATTCCTTCAGGTCCTTCATTTCCGGATCTCCTCCCTCTGCTCCGCCAGCTCCTCCTGCGTCAGGTTCCGCTCGTCCGCCTCGGCCTTCAGCTTCGGTTTCCAGTACTTCTGCCGGCAGTGCCGGATCCAGCAGCTCGTCCGTCTCGGCTGCTTCAGTTCCCGGCATTCCTGCAGGAACTCGCAGCCCCTGCAGGCCTCGTTCTCCTGAAACCGGCTGATCTCCATCCCGCTCATGCCTTGTCCTCCCATGCCCGGTACCGTGCCCGGGTGTCTTTTTTCGGCATCCCGCCCCGCTCCCGGTAGGCCTGCCGGCGTGCGCGGCCTTCCTTCGCTTCGGCGTCTTCCCACTCGTACATGGTCAGCAGCGTCCAATTCCCGCAGAGGTAGCAGCTGCCGTCCTTCTGCCAGCGTCCGGCCTCCCAGATGGTGTACTTCTTTCTTCCCGGCTGCTTCTCCCGGGGCGTATCCCGGAAGCGCTCATAACAGCGCGGGCACAGCCACTGGATGTTCCTTGTGCTGTTCTCTTCGCTCATTTCTTCCCTCCGATCCGGATCTGCCAGCACCGGCAGTACCGGATCTTCCCGCAGAACGCGCATTCCGTCACATCCGCCTTGTCCGGTATCTCCCGGTAGATCATCTGCGCGGCCCGCAGCTTCCGCGGCCCGCACTCGCAGCAGATCATCCGCTCCACCTTCATGCCTTCTCTCCTTCGGCGGCTTTGGCCCTTTTGCTTGCGCTTTTCCTTCCGCCTTCCGCCAGCCGCCTGGTCCGGCACTCCGGGCAGTATTTTGCCTGATAGTGTCCGATGAAGGTCTTCCCGCAGTCCCGGCAGGTGATCCCGAACTGTCGGTCACGCCACGCCTCCTGCACTTCTTTTTTCCTGACCGCCCTGCAGTCCGGGCAGTAGAAGGCCCTCCTGCCTCCCGCGAAGGCTTTCCCGCAGGCGACGCAGCGCCGCTCGACGATCGTGCCCCTGCTGTTGAACAGCGTGATCTGCACGGGCTCCCTCTTCTGCGTCCCCGGCGGCTGATACCATGGGCAGTGTTCCGAGTCCATCAGGATCCGGTTCTTTTCCTTGTCCGTCAGCTTCCTGCCCTGCTTCCGGTACGCCTCGATCAGCTCCGCCGTCCGGGTGCGCCCGGTGATGCTGCTGTAGCTGCAGATCTTCCCGACGCCGTATGCCTTCCCGTCCAGCGCCCCCGATCGGTAGTAGCAGTTCCGCTTACACATCCTTCTCCGCTTCCTTCCCGAAGTATTCCAGAAGCTCCCGGACGGCCTTGCTCAGCTTTTCCCCGGTCTCCTGATCCCGCGCCCGGACTTTTCGGAGCTCCGCGATCATATAGCCGAACTCCTCCTGCAGGCTGTTGAAGCGGATCCCGAAGGCCGTCACGTCGGCGGCCGAGGTCTTCAGCTGCTTCTGCGCATCCTCCAGCTGTTTCTGCAGGAACTCCTTCTCCTTCATCATGGCGTCGATGTTTTCCTTCGCCGCCGCTCCGGAATGCTCCGCTTCCTTCTTCGCCTTTTCCAGATCCTGCTCAGCCTTCTGCAGCTTGGTCTCCATGCCGGAGATCTTCTTTGCCGCCTCGGCCTCGGCCTGTTCCCTGGCTTCCTTTGCTGCCGCTGCGATGGCGGCCTCGTCCTTTTCGACCGCCACTTCCACCGGGCGGCTCTCCAGTTCCCTGACCTGGTCCTTCGCGTGCTTCAGCGCAAGGGACAGCGCTTCCCGCTCGTTCCGGATCTCCTCGGTCGCCTTCTCTGCCTGCTTCGCCCGGGTCTCTGCTTCTTCCTTTTCTTTTTCCTTTTCCTTGATCGCCTGCTGCAGTTCCCGGACGCTGATGTGCTCCGCGTCCACTTCCTCGGCAAACTCAATTCGCTCACTTTCCGGCACCGAAAGCAGGGCTAAAGCCTTGGTAATCGGCAAATCCGCAAACGATTTCGTATTTGTTTCCGGTCCGAACAGGTTCATCTGCAGCGCTCCGTATTCCCGGAAAACCTTCATATAGTTCTGAGCGCTCCGCTCGGAGAATTCCGTCTCCCGTTCCAGCCACGGCAGCCATTCGCCGTGCTCCAGCATGTCCTTCGCCTCGACCAGTCTCCGGCCGATTTCGATGCCGCAGAGCATGGTGATTGCCCGCCCTGCGTTTACATACATGCGGATCTCCGCGCCGATCAGCTCCGGTGTCCGTTTCTCTGTCAGTTCATTCATGCGGTCTTGACCTCCGTAATGATTTCTTTCTCAGGCAGCACCGGGTTTCCGTCCCGGTCACGCTCGCTGCCGTCGTTTACCCAGTTGAGCCACGGTTCCAGGAACCACGCGTACCGCACCCGCGGATCTTCCGCGCCCAGGTACCGCTCGTTTTGATAGCCGTGGATCTGCCGGATCACCATCCGCCCGTTCCGCTCCTCCATCTCCATGGTGAGGAAGCTCCGGCCCGGCTTCCTGGTCTTCCGCAGGAACAGGATGGTTGTTTTCCCATCGATATGCCGCGCTGCGTAGCCGCCCACGCAGTGCTGCAGGGTTTTGCCTTCCCGGACGATTTCCTCGCTCCCGGTCGGCACCAGTACGCACAGCCCGCCCATGCGGAAGGCGTATTTCTTTTCCAGCTGCCTGCGGCGCTTTTTGTACTTCTGCGCCTCGGCCTCGTTCGCCTGGCAGCGTATGGTGTCCGCCGCGGCGTCGTGCCGCTCCTGCAAATTTTTCGGCATGGCCACGGTCTTCACGCTCAGGTCGTAACCCAGCTGCTCCGCGATGCTTAAGTAGTCCTTCCATGTCCGGATGATCTGCATCATCGGCGCGGCGTACCGTGCGCATTCCGGCTGCAGGCTGCGGACGTACCGTGCGCCCTGCTCCGGCGTGCAGTCGGCCGTCCTGGCGCAGGCCATCAGCTCGTTCATCTCATCCCGCCCGCCGGAGAGGTCCATGATCTTCAGGTACTGCTGCACGGTCAGCTTCGCGTGCTTCAGGTCCTTCAGGTCGTTGAATTCCAGTTCGTTCCGCAGGAAGAGCCTTGCCTCCTGCTTCGTCATCCGCAGGAAGCCCGCAGGGTCCTTCGCGTTCCAGTTCAGGTATTTGGCGTTCTTCCTGCCGTCCCGGATCAGCTCCAGCACCGCCCGGCCGAGGTTGAGCTTCACGGCCATCTCCAGCTGCGGATGATGACAGTACCAGCCCAGGTACTTCACCATGTACCGGTTATGCTCCCCGTCCAGGTCCGCCGCCAGGAGCTCTATATAGAACTCCCGGATCTGGCAGTACCGGAGGTCCGTCTTCTCCAATGCCTCGCTGAGGCCCACGATCTGATAATCTCCGTAATAGTCGCAGCAGCCCATCACGTTCGGCGGGAACGGGTCCCCGATCGTCTTGGTGGCCCGCCACGTCGTTTCCGGCCGGTCGAAGGGCCCGCAGGCCCAGCGCAGCACGGTCTCGGCCCACTCGGCCGCTCCGTCTTTGGAGAAGTAATACCGCTTCACGGGGTACCAGTCGATGCTGCCGCGCAGGTCGTCCCAGTTGAAGCGCCTTCTGGCGTTTCCCGCCTCGATGAGCAGGGCGCCGTCCTTCCCCGGCCTTGCCACCGCCACCTTGACCCAGCTTTCCAGGCTCCGCATTTCGTACCGGTATTTGTGCGCGGCCTTTCCGGTCAGCTTCCTGCCGCAGAAGGGGCAGGTCACGTCCTCATTGTGGATTCGGCCGCGCCTGTAATTCGCCCGGACGCTCTCGAAGGTCTCGCCGCAGCAGGTGGTGGTGCAGAGCCGCACCGGCTCGCTGCTCACGTTCCAGCCGTCGTCCTCGTACTCGTTCCGGAAGAACAGGTACTGCGGGAACAGGTCCCGGATCGCGTTCTCCTCCTCCGGTTTCAGGCAGTAGCTGTCGAACTGCAGCAGCGCATCCCGCCTCAGGTCCGCCGGGAGATTGCATATCGGATTCATCCCACGGCCTCCTCACAGGAACTTTGTGAAGTCCAGCACCAGGCCCTCCGGCTTGCCGGCGGCGGCGTGCTTCGGCTGGTAGTCCTCTTTCCCGGCTGCCGCTCCGACCAGGTCGATCGTCATCGTCATGCGGATCTCCGCGCCCGGGAAGTAGAACTGCACCGCCTTCCGGTAGGCCTCCAGATCGCTGATGCTGCTGCCGACGCCGCTGGCCACGGCCTTCATGCACTGGGCGAACTCCCCGCCCTGCACCACGGCCTGCGCGAACTCGTCATCCTGCCGGCAGAACTCCACCAGCGTGTCCCGGACGGCCTTTTTCATGGCGCTCTCCTTGGCGCCGTACAGCCCGTGGGAATAGTCCCTGTCGATCTTGTCGATCGCCTGCTGCGTGTATTCGCTCATCCCTGCGCCCTCCATGTGTGCATGGTCGCGGTCGTCTGGTAGCTGTCCCGGAGGACGAAGTCGTTGGTGCTCCAGCTGCCGTACACCATGTCGGCGGTCAGGCCGTTCGGGATGATCCCGCTCTCCATGTACGGCCGGACGACGCTTTCGGCGATCTCCCGGTCGCGCTGGCTGAAGGTTTTGTCGCTTCCGTCGTAGAACATCCACTGCTGCGGCTGTGCCGCCACTTCCTCGAAAGAATTCGGGTAGGCCGGGTTCATGACACGGGCGAGCATGCAGGCCGCTTCTGTGGCCTTCTGCGCGTCCGTGGAGAGCTTGCTGATCACGGCGGCCACCGCGTCGGTCGCCTGGTTGATTGCGGCCTCACGGCTCGCCTCACCGCTCAGGAAGTACTGTTTCGACTGTTCCATCCGCTGCGCCTCCGCGTAGTCCTGAAGCGCCTGCTCGTGCTGCGCGGCCATCTCCTCCCGCACGGCCCGCTCCGTGTTCCGGTGCACGATGGCCCCGGTCACGATGCAGCACAGCATGCTCCAGAAGCCCAGGCACATGGCCACCGCCAGCGCCAGTCCGTACCGCCGCGTGAAGCGTTCCCGCTTCGCCGCCTTCCGCATCCTCGGCGGCAGCTGGTCCTCCGGCCGCACTTCAATGATCCGCTCCGCCTTCATGCTTTCATGCCTCCCGTAAAGATTGTTCCGGTATGCCCTGCCGGAATACTCTTCCGGCTTCACTCCCGCGTAGACCGGGAAATCGCTTGCAGTCAGTTCGTACATGTGTTATAATCTCCTTGTTCATAGATTTGTTGGGCTTTGCCCGCAGTCTTCCGCGTACCGGTCCGTCCACCCCGGTGCGCGGTCTTTTTTTGTCCTCATATGCAGACCTGCCTGGCAAGGTCCGCCTTGGTCACCCTGCCGGTGGCCTTGTTGAACTGGATCCCGCGCCGCCGCACCGTCCTTGTCGTGACGCCCAGGAACAGCGCCACCTCTTCCTGACAGAGCATCCCCTGATCCGGGAACATCTCGTTCAGCTGTGCGATGGTATCGCGGAACCCTGCTTTCTCTCTCGGCATGTTTTCCCTCCTTCCCCTCTGGTTATTTCAGCTTCTGCATGGACTCAACGATGTAGTCCACCGCGTTTTTGATCGTTTCTACAGTCCATTCTGCATTCTCAGTTGTTGCATACCTGGCAATCTGCATCTCAATCAGCGTCTGTTTGCCCGGTATGAAGGTCAGCAGGATTGCCGTTACGATAGCCATCGGCAAACTGATTCTTATAAGCTTCTTGGACGCTTCGAATTCCCCGGTAAACAAATTGTCCTTGTACGTAAGGCAATATTCAACGACTCCGATGCTCAGTGCGATGACTGTGCCAATTTCCAGAATAATCAGTAATGTTTTTATCGTGCTGACCACATTGATCCAGTAGAACCACATTGGATTGATGATATATTCCATCCGCTCACACCTCCGCGGCGGCTTCCGCGAATTTGTCCAGGTCGGCCATCATCTGCCCGACCATCTGCTGGTCCTCCGACGCGGCCTCCGCCAGGATCAGCGAGTAGTACGCGTTCCGCAGCTGGCCGATCGCCTCATGGATCTCCGCGCAGACACCCATGTCCTTCCCGGTCTTCGCCGCGACATGTTTCTGCGCGTCCAGCAGGATCGCCAGGTCGTTGATCACGGCGTCCACCTTCTTCTGCTGCTTCTGCAGCAGCCTGACTCTGATTTCTTCCATTGGGTTCCTCCTTTCAAACCGTATCCTTTGTTGACCGCTCCCGCGGCCCTGTGATATCATCCCCTATGGAGGTGATTACTTTGTCAAAGCCTCTGTACAAACCTGGTGAGGACAACAAACCTGCCGGAACATACCGCGAAGTCGGGCCTCGCGGAGGCGAGGTCTCGAAACCGAGGAATGTTACCATCGACAAGGGTGATCGGCTTCCTCCGACACAGGAGCCGAATCGTCGTTGGACTCCCAAAAAATGACAGGTATGGGGCCGGCTTCCGGCCTCATATCTCTTTTTTTACCCTCCATATGCAGAAGCACCACCGGAACAGATTGATCTGGATCCAGGCTTCCGCATACCGCTTTCCGTCTTCCTCATAAATCGTGAGGTAGTGCTTCATCCGCTCACCTCCTTCGCTCGGCTATTGCCGGATCCTGGATCGGCTTGCTGCGGTTCGGCCAGCGCTGCCGGAAGAACTCCGGCATCCCCGGCCAGTCCGACACCCACTTGCAGCCGTCGCAGAACCAGAGCACCCAGACGTCGCTGATCCCGGCGGCCGTCGGCGGGATCACGGCTTCTTCGTGGACCGGTTCGCCGCACGCCGGGCAGAACTGACCGTTCATGTTTCTCCGTTCCCGTCCGCCGGCTTAAACGGACACTCCGGTTCTCTTAATTCTTTCTGCATCAGGTTCCAGTCACGCAATGCAAGATACGGGCTTTTGAATTGTTCCAGCCCGCCTCTTCCGCATTTCGGGCAGATGCAATCAAAGAACCTGTCTTCGCCATTCCATGTGCGGAGAACCGGCATCCCGTAAAAGCCGTTGTTGAAATGCTCCTCTTCCCAGTTTGGAGAGCAGATGCATGGAAGTATTTTCCCTGCCCTCATGTGTTCCTCTCCTTTCCAGATTTCATTAGGGAAAAGTCAAGGACTTTTTCCTAGCGGCATGCTAGCATGCCGGTTTGTTGCGTTGCGCAACTTCGATGGCAAAAAAATACTCGCCGAATTCTCCGGACTCAATTCCAAGCAACGCAGCCATTTTGCGTGCCTCATCCAGATCCATCGGGCGAATACCATTGATTTTCTGTGAAACTGTAGGTGCAGCGATCCCCAGATCTGCTGCAACTTCCTTCTGGGTGATACCAATCTCGCGCATACGGTTTTTGATCAGCTGTGCGTTCGGCATGTTTTCATCTCCTTTCGTTGTTGCGCTATGCAACTTTACTACAAGATAGCACATCGCATTTCCTTTGTCAATAGCGCTACGCAAATTTTTTACAGTTTTCATATTGCGCTGTGCAAACTATTGTGATAATATATGCGCCATGGAGGTGAACACTGTGTTATCAAACCGTGAAATTGGTCTGCGCATCAGCAGTGCCAGAGAAATAAGAGGGTTGACTCTGGACGATATTGCCAGAGAAGTCGGTGTAGCAAAGTCAACCATACAGAGATACGAGAAGGGCACGATCACAAAGATCAAGTTGCCAGTTTTGCAGTCCATTGCCAGTGCTCTCAACGTTAATCCGAATTGGCTCATCGGTAATACGGATGATCCTGATGCCGGCGCCGGCACCCGGCAGATCTCCGAAGACGATATCAAAGCTGCGTTCTGGGGCGGCGAGCGTGACCTCTCCCAGGAAGAGATCGACGCGCTCTGGGCGGAGACGAAAGACTACATCGCCTTCAGGACGGCGCAAAGGAAGAAGAAAAAGAAATGACTCTGGAAAACCTCTATCGGTCTGTTGATATGCAGGGGATCTGTGTGGACTTCTGCCTCTTTGAGCACGCGGAATCCCTGTCCGCGCCGATCGGCGACGACTACGTCATTGCGATCGACCCGACGAAGGTCAGCAGTTCCGCGGATGAGAAGGTGAAAGTCGCCCATGAGGACGGGCACTGCCTCACGCATTCGTTCTACTCCCCCGGCGAGGATTATCATACTCGCCAGCGTTTTGAGAACAGGGCCGACCGGGAAGCGATAAAAATGCTCGTCCCGAAGGACGAGCTGGAGGCGGCCGTCGCCAGGGGGATCACCGCTCCCTGGGAGCTGGCCGACTATTTTGGCGTGACGCAGCAGTTCATGGAGCTTGCCATGTGGTTCTATCAGAACGGCAACCTCGCCATGCCGCGGAAATGACGGGCAAATGACGGGCAAATAAAAAAGCCCCGGACGAATCCGGGGCGTACACCGCTGCGACTATTGTGTTTGTGCGCTCTTGAACAGCTCTACCATGTTGATGAATGGAATGTCGTATTGTCCTGTCGGACTTGGCGCCGTAATGGTCGAGACGATCGGCCGGATATAAGACAGCAGCAGAGCTGATGCGTTATATTCCAGGAATGTCGTCACCTGCTCTTCCTGCAGGCTGTCATCCCAGGAAAACACTGACTGCATGACAACCTGGGCAACAAACAGAGCATTTTCTTTTACTACCCCGTTGCGTTGATTCAGTTCAACGCCGAGTTCCACGATCGCCTTGTTTTCTCCCTCGATTTTTGTGATGTTTCTGTTGAGATGAACAGAAACTTCATTATTGATCTCATCCTTTGGAGAGTTCATTTCGAAGTGCGATTTCGTTAAAAGCGGTCTCGAGAATTGAAAAGCACTGTATGACATATGTTCCCTTCCTATGCTGCGTTAAGGGATAGATCATTCCCCTCGTATGTATACGATTCTGTCTCTTTATTTTTACTTAAATCTCTTCTGTAATCTTTTCCCCAGCCTGCGGTGACTTCCGGAGCAGCTTCTTTTCTTTCTTCCGAAAACACAAAAGAGAACGCTCTTATTTTCTGTTTTGCATCCGGCTCCGGATACCGTATGTATGCGTCTTTATCTGGCACAAATTCTCCGGTAAGATTGTCAATATCGCAGTTTGTCCTCTGTTTGAAAGACATGCTCTTATAATCATATTCCGCGACATCAACTTTTCTCTCGCTGCTTGCCAGCGCATCATAAACCGTTATTTTCTGATTCACCAGTTTGTTCAGCGTTGAAAATGACGTCTTTGCTATCGTCCACCTCTGCACAGTTCTGAACTCAACACAATCGCAAAGATAGATTCTGTTGTCTTCATCTCTCGCTACAAATACGAGAGGAATGTCATCATGACTCAGGAGAGAAAACAGGTAATAATAATTCTTTCCTCCGTCTGCTGCACAGATGTACGCTTCGTTCTGCACTTTAATTGTCCTTTCTGAAATACGTCTCCGGCTTTGCATCCTCAAATATCCACCAGTCAATGTGTCTGCTTTCATTTGGATCAGTCGACGGCCCGCAGCTTGGATCTATGGTTCCTTTTGCGATACATGCTTTCGGTTCGCCTTTGAATGACACTTTCAGCCGGTCTTCACTCGCCTCTCTGCTGTCATAACACGAAGTGGAATACGACCCTATTGACTGTTTGCTTGTTTTCCTGGCTCCGCAGTTTTCGTTTTCTTTATATGTGCACAGAAAGGCTTCCCGATTTAATTCTCCCTTTCTCAGTATTCTGAATATATTATTACGAAAGAGGTATTTCCCGCCCCTGGCTTTGATTTTTTCCTCGGCATCTGGAGGAAAATAATCCGGGAACTTGGGCATAATACATCTCCTCTTGTAAGTAATCATTTTCATGGCAAATCGCCACTGGCTATTATATACCACAGCTGTGCGCGCGCGTCAACGCATCCCCCTCATTTCTTAAGAGAAAATTTGCAGTTTTAACTGTTCTGCTCTGTTTGTTCCTGTTCTGCTCTATTCGTTATGTTAGGAGGTTGAACCAATGAAAAAACAGAATTACGCCACCATGTTCACCCTCCGCAGCGACGGACGGTACATGGGCTTCTGGCACGAACTCGACCGGGACGGCAATCCCACCGGCCCCCGGCATCCGATCTACGACCGGGATCCGGAGCAGCTGTACCTGAAGATCCGGAAAAAGGAAACCCCGCCCCGCCGCACGCTGAAGGAAGTCGCCGGCGAGTGGGAGAACATCCACCGGGACGAGGTTGCGGTCCGGACCTGGTCGAATTACGCCCCGCACCTGGAAGACATCGTCACCCAGTACGGCAGCCTTCCCGTCGCCGACATCACGGCCTTCGATGTCAGCCAGGATCTGCAGGTCGCCAAGGCCAGGGGCCTGAGCCACACCGTCGTGAACACCCGGCGGTCCATCTGGAACGGGATCTTCGACTACGCCATCTCGCAGCGTGATATCCCGTACAACCCGGCCATGTCGGTCAAGCTGCCGAAGGGACTGAAGAAAGGCAAGAGGACCGCTCCCGAGGACGATGTGATCAACGCGATCATCCTGAACGCGGACGACATGGACTTCGGCTTTATCCCCTTCTTCCTGCTCTGCACCGGCGTCCGGAGATCCGAGGCCCTGCAGCGGAAGAAATCCGATATCAACACGAAGACCTGGGAGATGACGATCCCGAAGGCGAAGACCGATGCCGGGATCCGCAAGGTGCCGATCATCCAGCCGCTGCGGGAACCGCTCAAACAGTGGATGGACGCACACCCCGGCGACTGGCTCTTCCCGCACGTCAACTACAATGGCCACAGGGGAACGTACATGTCCGACCGGAACTGGGAGACCGCCTGGGAGAAATACTGCACGCAGCACGGCTGGGTGGATGAAAACGGAAAACCTGTCATCGGTGCCCACAATCTCCGGCACGGAACCGCAACTTTGCTTTACGAGGCTGATGTGGACCTCTACACCGCCCGGGACATCCTCGGGCACGCAAATATCTCCACCACGCTTGAGATCTACACCGATCTCCGGAAGAGCCACCAGCAAAAGAACGTCGGGAAATTCTCCCGCAGCATGACAAAGCTGCAGAACGCAGCCGCAAAAAAGCAGAAGAAGCCCGGGAAATGAGAAATCATCCCGGGCTTCTGACAACAATCTGACAACAAATGCCGTCCTGAAGTGTCCTTTTTCGTCCTTTTTTGGCTCTCTTGAGGCCTTCTTCCGGCAAGAACAATTCAGAACAATTTAAGCTCAAAAGTGATAGAAAATGCGAGAAACAATCATTTTTTGATCATTTCTCGCATTTGGTGGGGGAAGGTGGATTCGAACCACCGAAGGCATCGCCAGCAGATTTACAGTCTGATAAAAAAGCCTTATTTTACTGGCGTTTTTCAATTTCTGACAACAAATCTGACAACGCAAAAAAGCTCCCTCGGTCCTTTCCTGGCTTTTCAGCCGGATGGTTCCGAGGGAGTATTTTTTATTTTTCGTCTTCTGATCCGTAAGCTGGTTCCTGATCCTTGTCGATCACATCTTTTGCATTCGTTATTTTCTGCTGGAACCATTTCGGCACCGGAGCTCCCAGACGGCCGCAGTTTTCGATGATGCTGCCTGCTTCTGTCAGTATGTACCACAGCAGCACGATCGGCGTCAGCAACGGGCCGATGTTTAAGGGAATTGTTACTCCGGAGGCTTCTACCACAACAGAAAGACCGATATCACAGAGTGCAGCTACTAACACGGCGAGGATCTCACCGGTCTTATGCCAAAGTCCTTCCCTTGCGATCTCACTCGACCAGTTTTTCTCTTTCTTCGCCGCGAGGGATCCGGAGATGTAATCCAGGAGGATCGCTGCGATCCATATCAGAACTGCCCAGCCCATCCAGCCCCACAGGGCTGTCAGGAATGCGATAACCATCGCAATCGCTGCTTTAATTTCTTGCGCTTTTTCCGGTGCTTCCATTTCATTTGCCTCCTACATTTTCAAAAGTGCTGACCAGAGTTCGGTATCGCAGACGCCGTCCGCTTTCAAGCTATAATACTGTTTTGCCTTGTTGACTGCTGCCTGGGTGTCTTTCCCGAAGAATCCGTCGGCGCCTGCTTTGCCGCAGTCGAATCCGTGGCCGATCAGCAAACCCTGCATTGCAACACAGTATCGCGAATATGAGTTTGTCTTGCTCAGCATGGGCGGCATCCAGTCATGAGATTCTTTCCCGGAGGATTCGGCAGCAGCTGCAGGCTTTCCTTCTTCCTCTGTCTGATCGTCTTTTACCGCCTCGGAGCTGTTGACAACCTGGCCGTTCACTACCACGGCCCACGGCCGTTCCGCTTCATTCACCAGCGCCCAGTCCGGCCGGCCGTAGCCGGCGATTGCTGAGTTTCCGATCGTGTAGGTGTTCAGGCTGACCTTGTCGGAATAGTTTCCTTCGACCGTGCGGATCGCGCTGCCGTTGACCTCAACGACCAGCCCGGTGTGATTGATCCCACCGCCGGAATAGAAAAAGATCTGATCCCCGACTTCAGGCCTGGCTGTATAGAACGCGTTTTTCTTGCGGTACAGGTTTGCCTGTGATGAGCACGCGGCGGATCCGCCGTAGGTCATCTTCGCACCGATGTCGCCGAAGGCGTTCAGAAACAGCCAGTTCACGAATGTGCAGCACCATGGCTGATTCTGCACGTTCCAGCCGTAGAGCTCCGTGATCCGCGGATCCTCGGCGTACTTGTTATAATTGTTTGCGCCCTCGTGGTAGCCCACTTCAGTCTTGGCAAGCTCGACCAGTTTTTGCTTTGCTTCTGCGATTGTCATAGGTTTCACCTCGCTATGAAACGGCGGTATTTATAAGCCACGCCGCCTACGTGGCGAGAGGTTTAAAGTTGGCTTTAAGTGCTTAAGCATCCTCAACCATCACGAGCATGGTATTTGAAGTGGAAGTATTAGAACTAAACGAACCAGAGATGGGGCGGATATAGAATTCATTGTTGTTAGCAAGAACAAAAGTCATAAGTGTGCTTCCAGCAAAAGCGCCTGTAAAACCACTTGACGGAATTACATTAAGTCCACTGATGGAATATGTTCCTGCCCACGCATTAGATCCGGCACTTGTACTGGAATTGCCGGATGTATAAAGAAGTTTTAATGCTACTATGTTGCCCCAACGATAAGCACTATCAACCTTTAATGTTCCGTGTCCGGAACTTCTTGTAAAAGTAACAGAGTTTGTGATGTCTTCAATGCCTATTGATGCTTTTTTTATCGTTCCTGTTGCCATGTCATCATGGCATTGGTCTGTATCATGTGCCTAACGGATAAACGAACATCAAATGAACAACACCGCTTGTTGACGAAGATGTTCTAATATAGACTCTGCCTTCGTCAGTAATAACCCCAACCACATTTTTTGATGCATCAGATGTTGAATCAATAAAAACAGTGCCGGGGACTCTATAAAATGGTGCATAAAGGTCAGACGGCAGTTGTGCCAACTGAACAAACCCACTTACACCTGTTTTGGTCTTGACATATATATATGCAATACCATCTTTAACAAGCAGTTTAAGTTCATCCGTTTTGGTATAGGATGCTGTTTCCACATCCGTTGATCTGTCAAACACAGGATTTGTCATAAGTTTGATTGTTCCTGTTGCCATAACCTTTCGGCATGGCTGAGTGATTAGCTAACATCTATACGAACACAAAGCACATATAATGTTCCGGAAACAGACATAGCACCACTTGTAAGATTTTGTATTCTTAAACACCAAGCTGATAACCCATTAAAGTTAGGGAAAAATGTTGGATTTAACGGTGGTGTGAATACAGGTGTGTTTCCAGCTGTTGTGGATACAAGGGTTGCAGAAATCGGAATATACCCTGTTGGAATCAACGATGTTAATTCTACATAAGCAGAAGCGCCTGCGTTTGCTGACCATGTGCCTGTTGTAGAAACAACCTTGAATTGTTCATTGTGTTGTACTGTTCCGTTACTCATGGGGCAAACACCCCACAATCACTCAGCCCCTGACTAAAGTCAGATTGCCTCAGACCTCCTTTCGGAGATCTCGGAGAAGCACAGGTCAGACCAATGCGCTCCTCCTTTCGGTTTTGATAGCAGAGAGAGAGAGAGAGAGAGACGCGAAACTTTGTTATTCATCTGTCATTCCTCCGGCTCTGGCGGTTCCGGCGGTTCCGGCACAGGGATACGATCATCCACTTCGTTTTTGACGATTCTGCCGTCCATTGCTTCCACAGAGCAGGCGCAATAGTCAACTGTCGCATCCTGTCCATAGGCATATGTAGACAGAAATGCGTGGAACTGATGCATTGCCGCATTCAGATCATCCTTGACATGGCAGCCGTTATCCCACTCCGGGCTTGCGTTGGGTTTGTGCTTTTTCTGATTGACGAAAAATGCCATAGTTTATTCCCCCACTTAAATTTGTCTTTAACACTTAGTTTCTCTTCTTGATCAGCACAATGTTGGCTGTCGTTGCAGCTGAACATGTGCCGTTCAGGACGAGAGATCCGGTGCTCGTTGTCCAGGTAACATCGGTGGTGATGTAGCTGGGATTTGCCCAGACGATCTCCGCAACCACATGGTCCGCGGTGATCGCCGCATTGCTTACCGTGGCAATGTCGCCGGTTGTCGCAGCAATCGCCACAGCGGTCAGATACAGGCAGGCATTTCGCAGCTCCGGGGCCAGCTTCTGCTCCGTGACCGCTCCGTCAGAGATCGCACCGGACCATGCCTGCGCGATCGCGTCATAGAGCTCCTGTACCGCTGCCGCGTACTGCGCTGCGATCATGGAAGTGTCAGCCGTGGCCGTCTCCGTGACCAGACCGCACACATCCGGATCCAGGCGCTCGTCGGTGATCAGCAGCGCGGTAATCTCCGTCGTGCCGGCAGGGATCGAGATCTGAGCCAGGCTGATCTGACGCAGCGTGCTGTTATTCGTCAGGCTCGGCGCCACGGCTGAGCTGGAGTCGGTGCCCTTCAGGACCACCAGCTCCGGTTTATCGGCATAGTCGACGGTTCGCCACTGGATGACGATCCGGTCGATTCGGTCGAGCGTTCCGGTGCCTTCAGCCGGATCGATGGTCAGAGTCTGCGCTGTGTCAAACCACCAGCAGATGCCTTCCCCGTTTGCATCGGTCATCCAGCCGATCCCGGCAGCAACAGACACCTGCATGCCGCCGCCTACAGCTGAGACCGCTGCATTGCCTGCGCCGGCATAAACGCCCTTGGACCGGCCATGCAGCCAGTGCATGACCTCCTCGGCGCCGATGTATTCGTCGGCATTATTTGGAAATGAATTAAGAGTTGCCATTGAGTTTCAATTCCCCCAGTGCTGTTAGAATCGGATCTCCTAGCTGGATGGATGTTTTTTCTCCATTGATGTCCATGGTATAGGTGACCCCTGTTATTCTTGCGTTGAATTGCACGCCAAAACGGTTTGACGAGCAGGCCACGATGTCGCCGATGTTATACAGAACTCCAAGCTCGGAAGCATCTACCACCACGTTGAAGGACTGTCGGCTAATCCTCTTCCCCAGCTCCAGCTGACCGTATGAAATCGCGCGTTCCTTGCATTTCTGCAGCGTCTCTCCGTCTTCTTTGGAGATCGAGGAGTTGAGCCATATCTCGAACCGCTCGCCTGCCGTCGCCGTGCCTACCGTTGCCACGTATTCCACATTTCCGTTCTTGTATGGCACGTATGCGAAGTTTTTGAACGTGGACACGTCCTCATTGATGACCAGATCGGAGCATGTCCCCTGTTCCTCCGCAAATACGATCGCGTGGATTCCGGTTGTCAGATCGTCTCCCTTGAAGACCTCAAACTCCCAGCTGAGCGTGGACGGATCCCAGTTCATTCGGCGTCCGAGGCTGCCGTATTCCAGGATCGGCGTGATCACATCCAGGACCTGGCCTCCGTAGACCTCGGACTCGTTCTCCTCCGTGTCCGGATCGTTCGGCTGCCATGTTTCGGGCAGGCCTTTGACGGTTGCCGTCGATATCTTCGGCAGGCTCCTCAGGTTATCGTTGATGATTCCGTAGACGCCTGTCTCTATCGTGGTGACCTGCCTTTTGACCGAAACCGCTCTTTTGTTCAGAAAGTATTCGGTCGTGAATCCGTTGGCCGTGATCCTGTTCTGTGTGGTATCGCACTTCACATTGACGAGGATGTAGGTAAATCCCCGCTCCGTGTCATAGAGGATGTTGTTCTTTTTCAGGGCGTTGATATTGTAATCATTCGCCGCGACCACCAGCTGAACCTTGCCCGTATCGTTGTAGTACATAGACATCTGGATGCTGATGGCGTGCGTAATCTCATACCGCGTGGAGAAGTCCGCAGGATAACATTCCAGGCTCATAGCGTGATCCCCACCACCTCAATGGCAAAGTCGATATCGACCTGAAGGTCTGCCTTGCCGCTCGAAGCTTCCGGTTTAATAACGTTGTCGCCGACTTTCAGGCGGTAGAAGCTGCTGCCGAGATCCAGCGCACCGCGGCATTCGCCGTCTACGCTGGAGTTGACGTATGTTCTCTCATGCGTGATCTCCACAATCACCTTTTCGCCTGGAACGAGCGTTTTGTTCAGGAGCAGGTATTCGTTCGTTGCGGCCTCGATGAGCTTCGGGCTCACGACAGTCGCTTTTGCTGTGAATGTGACTGTGAAGGGAATCGGCACCTGACCAGAGTTGTTGATGTTGATAAACTGTGCGTTGACCGGCTCGCCGAAACGGTATGTTTTTGAGATGTTCCACGGGAACTTGAACCATTTCCGGATGCCGCTCAGTGTTGCTGATGCTGAATCGTCCTTCTGCCAGTATGGATATGCTGCGATCAGGCTGAACTGGAAAGAGGCGTTGATATCCCGTCCTTCCAGGACCGGCGTCGCGGTCGGCCGGACTTCCAGATAATAGTCATCCGCATACAGCCTTGCCGACAGATCCGGACGGATCACGGACAGAAGCTGTTCCTTTTTGGAAGCCTGTTCATAACCGACAATTCTTCCGTTGATGGTGACTGGCCTGCTCTGCACGTTTGAGGACTGGATCGTCGCGCCAATCTGGTTGATGCCCTGTGCGGAGCTGTGGGAGACATTCAGCGTGTCGATGCCTTCCGGTTTGTTGATGAGGAACCCGGATTCATACTCAAAAGTCAGCGTGCCGCCGATCTCGTTGACATACTTGAATGTCTTAGGCGGGTCTCTGTAACTTCTGCTCATTCCACAGCCCACCTCGCTTGCTCAAAGTATGCTGCCGTTGCAGCTGCCAGCTGCACAGGAGTCTGAGGAACGCTCTGAATATATTGGTTGATCACCGTGCCGCCCTTGCTTCCGCCGTTTCGCCATACATCGGCCTCGGCTGCCGTCAGGACCGCCTCGCCTTTGTGCAGGATCGCCGGGAACTCGTCGTATGGTACATAATCCAGGCCGGTGGCATAGCCGCCGACATTACCGGAAGCGTTCACATTCACGTTTACATTGCGGTTCCCAAACAGGCCTTGCCAGATTCCGTTGAACCATTGTGTCAGCCCGCCCCAGGCATTGCTGATGCCTTCCTTAATGTTGTCCACAACATGCTGGCCGATATTCAGGAACTCCGCGATCGCGTCCTCTGCCGGCTGGATCAGGTTCTCCTGGATCCACTGGCCGATCTGCGTCAGGAACTGCTGGATCCCGCTGTGGACCGTCTCGACAAACTCCGTGACCTTTTGTCCGGCAGCCGACACCCATTCGCTGAATGTCGTTTTGATCGTTTCGACCGCTTCGGAAATTGCGTCGCCGATCTCAGCCCACTTTTGCGCTGCTGCGGCTTTGACGTTCTCCCAGGCCTGGGCAAGCCATGTCTGAATTGCGGTTCCGAGCTGCATCATCTTCTCGCCGATCCATGTCAGCCCCGCAGCAATGCCCTGGGCCAACATAATCATCAGCTGGATTCCGGCTTCTCTGATCGCCGGCCAGTTTTCTGCAAAAGCCTCAACGATCGCTTTAAGAATCTCCGGCAGGGCAGCCACCAGTTGCGGCAGCGCCTGGATAATGCCGGTGATCAGGGTGACGACAAGCTGGACGCCCGTCTTGATCAGCTGCGGCAGGTTGTCCGTGATCGTTTTCATCACGACCGGCAGGATCTTCTTCGCTCCTTGTGTTATGAGCTTTCCGAGTCCTTCCATGATCGTCTGTATTCTTGGCAGGATATTATCCGCTGCGGTCATTGCTGAGTTGATGAAATTGTCGATCAGCGAGTCAAAGTCCGCATTATCATCTGCCATGCCGGTAATCAGGTTCGACCACGCTGCTTTTGTCATGTTGACGCTTCCCTGGATCGTGGTTGCTGCTTCCCTTGCCGTCGTTCCCGTGATTCCCATGTTGTTCTGGACGATATGGATCGCATCCACGACGTCCGCATAGGACATTGTCAGGTTTCCGGCGGAATCCCTTTGTGCTTTGAATGACGAATCCAAACCTTCCGCGTCTTTGATCAGCCGCTCCATCTCGGTCTTTGTACCGCCGTATCCGAGCTTCAGGTTGTCCAGCATGGTGTAGTTCTGCTTGGCAAATCCCTGATATGCGTTTTGGATTGCCGACATGTCTGTGCCCATTTTGTTGGCGTTGTCCGACATGTCTACGATGGCCATATCCGCATACTGCGCTGCCAGTTTTGTATCCCCGCCCAAAGACTGAATCAGGGAGGCTGAAAACGAAGTGACCGTCTCCATATACTCATTTGCAGACAGGCCTGACGTCTTATACGCTTCGTCAGCGTTTTTGAGCACGTCGCTCTGTGCTTTCTGCAGTGCGGAATACTCGTAGGTTGCATCTTTGATCGACTTTCCGCTCGCTGCCCAGAATTCCTCAAAGCTTTTCCCGCCGGTGCCGAACAGCGTTTCCACGCCGCCGACTAGCTGCTCAAAATTCGCATATGAATCCAGCGCCTGTTTTCCAACAGCAACCGCAGCCGTTCCGGCAGCGACAATACCTGCTGCAGCCGCTTTCCCGGCCACCGCGAGACCTTTCTTCAGGCCGCCGCCGATTTTTTCAGACAGAGACTTTCCGACCTCTTCCCCGCCGAGCGCCTTTTCCAGATTGCTCTTCATGCCCTGTGCGGATGGCATGATCTGGACATATGCAGTTCCGATTGTTCCTGGCATAGTTATTCACCTGCTATGATCTTTCTTCTCGCTTCAAACTCTTCCGGTGTCCTGAATCCCGTGATGCGCGGTTTTTCATCCAGCTTCAGCATCTTCATCAGCATGGATTCCGGACGGTTCCTGCCTTTTTCTGCGTCCTTTGTCAGCAGCCACCGGATGATTCGCAACTCATCCAAAATGGCCAGTTCCGTGTATTCCTCCGACCGCAGCTTCTGGCTGCGCAGTTTCCGCATGGATCTGCTGTTCTGATGCAGTCCACTGGCGAGAACTGCCGCCGTTTTTAGCGGTAATTCTCGCCAGTGGAGTACATGATAGGTTTCGGCCATGTCGCAGATAAACTCATCCTCGCACTGCCCGACAAGCTGTGCGAGGATCAGGAGTTTTTTGCATTTATCGCTTCAAAGATCGCATTGATCTCCTCGGCTACCGCCCGAGTCGGCACCCGGCCGCTCTCCAGTCTGCAATGATCATACAGCGCTTTCTTTGATTCTCCGCAGATCTTGCTGATGACCACAGGGATCGCGAAGGTATCACCGCTCTGCAGGTTTGCGACCGCGTCCAGCAGCTCCATGTCGTCGATGCAGCTGTCGTCGATGTCCAACTCAAACCCGGTTTTCGTTTTGATGTGCTTCACAGCCATGAATCATGTCCTCCTGATCAGGTGGTGGCAGCCGTCTTGAAATACTCGTAAACGGTGTTGCCGGAAGCGTCGGCCATAGCCGTGATCGTGACGCCGTAGGCAATCGGCTCGCTGTCCACATAGGTGATATCTTCGATCTCAGTCACAATTCCGTTCGGGATCACGATGCGGTGCAGCGTATTGCCCGATTCGATCATGTCGATCACAAAGATGTGGGCGCCCTTCTCGTCATTGTTTGATACGACGGAGATCCCGGACGCGAGGGTCGAGCCGGTTACGTTCGCATCTCCGTTTACCATCTTGAGGGCTTCCACGGAATGCGCATCCAGCATGCTGAACTGGAAGGTTTCGGTTTTCCCGTTTTCCAGAACGAGCACGACGTCTCCGCCCCAGGCCTTTACGACTTCGGTATCCTGGTCAAACGACCGCGTGACGCCTTCGTCGGTGTTGTAGCCGAGAGCTTGATACGCAGCGGCGAGAGCTTCGGCCGCGCTCGTCGGCAGGGTCGAGCCGAGAGGCGCACGGTAAACTGCACCGCCGACTTGCGGTTTTGCTGCTGTTACCATTTTTCTGTTTCACTCCTTAAACGTAATGATATAGACGGCCTGATACCGTCTTTCTCTGGTTTGCGTGTTGGTGAAGTTGTAGTCACCGTTCAGTTCTGCCCGGAACACTTTTTCGGACAGTTCCGGCAGCTGATCCATGACCGCCTTCACCCGTTCGTTTAGTGACGCTGCTTCCGCCAGCGTCGGTGCGATGCTCTGTACGGCAACAGTCGCACGGTCAATGCGGTTGATCCTGCTGGATCCGGTCTTATCGATGACTACATAGGTCGCAGTTCTTTCTTCCGGAGCCTCCATCAGAACAGGCACAGCCGGCGTCTCGTTCTCCTCATTCAGCGCCGCGTTCAGAGCATTCCATACGATAATTTCAATCATGATATTGCCCTCAGCAGCGTGTTATTGTTGAGGTTATCCTGCTGCGCCGCATCGTTCGCAGCGCAGACATAGCTCGCATTCACACGGGTTCTTCCGACGAATGTGGTAACCTCATAGCCTGGACCTGCCAGCGCCGCACGCTGATCCGCTTCGCTTTTTACCACGCTCATGACCGCGCTGCTCTGCAGCAGTTCACGCACGCCCGCACGGTTCAGCTCCACTTTGACCTTACTCAATCCGCTCCACCTGGACCTTTCTGTTCCACTGCAGAGGAATTAGTTCCTCGATGCCTTCTGTCGGAATGCCGATGACCTGCCAGCTCTCGCCGAAGAACTCAACCCGATTGCCTTCCCAGTGGTGGTTGTCGCCCTTCGGGATCGCAAGCGTATAGACCGCCTTGCGTCCTGTCAGATTCAGCGTGTCGAGAACTTCCTGTCCTCCGGCGTCCGCAGGCGCCACCAGAACGTTTTCCACGCTGACCTTTGTTTCCTTATAGGTCGGGCGGTTAAACGCGTCTGTGCTGTCCTGCGTGCGCTCATAAAGGTCAACCGTGATTCCTCTCATGGCACAGCCTCCGGAACCAGTTCCTGTACGGGACTGTAGCTCCCGATCCGGTCTCCCAGACCGAGCAGCCTCCGGTCTGCCTTGCCGATATAGAGCTCTCCGGCGCTGCCTCCGCTGCCGATGGTCCAGCTTTGCGAGTATCCGAGCGCGGACTGGCTCCCCTGCGTTGCGCCCATCGGCACTCCGCTGTCGGAACCGTCGCCCATTGCACGGATCACCATGCGGCAGGATACGACTTTTTTCGCGTCTGCGGCCGCGCCGCTTGCGCAGGCGTCAATCATGACCGCCGCGTCCTCCAGCAGGGTTCCGCAGAGTGTCTGCTCCGCATTGGACATAATCCGCGTCATGCGGGCCTGCACGTCTGTTACGCTGGCGTATGTTGTTGCACCTGCAGGCATGAGCTCACCTCATTTCTTTTCTGTGGTTTTCTTCCTTGCCGGCTTTTTCTCCGGAACCGGGGGCGGTGCGGCGAGCTTGTGGCCCGCCGCGATGTATTCGTCCACTCTGGACTCATGCACCCACATGTCGCTCCCGGTAATTTTGTTGATGAACTTAATCATCAGGCTTCCGGAGTCGCGCCGGTCAGCAGGTTGAAGCAGTTGGTGTCTGCCACAAAGCCGACCTCGAACTCAGCCCGGACGGCGAACATGTTGCGCTGCCAGAGGTTGATGGTCACGGTCTGGTCGTTTCCGTCAACATAGGTGAGCGTGGCCTGGTCGGAGATGGAGAGATCGAAGTCCTCCGCAATTCCGTAGATGGCCTGCGTCCAGTCACCGGCGACGCCGACGATGGCCGGAGCTCCTGCATCGGACACGCCTGCTGGAGTGCCGGCTTTGTACACGCCGCGGCCGAATACTGCGGGAACGCCCAGCAGCCGGTCCGGAGCGCCTTCCGCAACGGAGTTGATGAAGATGGGCCGATCGTTCTTATCTACCGCATTCAGGAGCATGCTACGGCCGGCAGGGCTGAACGCGAAGCCGCTGAGCAGACCGCCGTTTTCTGCGATGTCTGCATCTGCCGCAACAAGGCCCGCATAGGTCGTATGGCCGACACCGGGGACAAGACTCTGCGCTGTGCAGGCAGCAAAGTTGTCGAAATTGGTGCCGGGTTTGGCAACAGCGCCGATGACAGTCTTATCAAACTTCAGGGCAAGTGCACCCGGCAGTCTGGCAACGATGTTGTCATAAAGGACTCTCAGATCCCTGCGGAACTGGTTGGAGAACGGAACGATGACTGCCAGAGTGTACGGCTTGAGGTTCTTCTGGCTGAGGCCGGGTGCGGAAACAGGCTTGCTGTCGGTTTCCTCCACCCAGTAGGCTTCCGGATCGCCGGTGATCGTCGGAATGGTAACGCCGCGTCCGGGAATGGTCTGCTTCTGTGCCAGCTTCATAATGACACTTTCGCCCATCGCCTTCTGCAGGACCTCCTGAGACAGATCGGGCGGCAGCGTAATGGCGCTGCGGTTGGTGCTGATATTGTCGCTCATTGTTTTTACATCCTTTCTCAGATTTTATCTGACATAAATGCCGCGAATCGATCGCGGGTTGAAGTATTTGGCGGGCTGCTTGTCTCACCGCCATCTCGAATCTGCGGATACCCTCCTTTATTTGCGAAGGCGAGTATCTGATCAGCCTGTTCCGCACAGGCCTCCTCCGTTTCCCCGGTCAGCAGATGTACGGGGACCTTCTTTTCGCCGGCGACCTTTTCCCGCATCAGGCGGATGGTCTCTGCGGTCTTCATGCCGTCCAGCTCGCTTGTGAGCTGGCTGATCTGCTGCTGTGCCTTCTGCAGCTTCTCGCCGGATTCCTTGAATTTTTCGGCCTCCGCGAGCTGCTGCCTGAGAGTTTCGACTTCCGCTCTTGCGGCGTTGACGTCCGCGCCGTTCATGCTCATGATTTTGTCGATGCTCTCTTTCGGTGCATCTGGGAACAGATCGGTGATGTCTGTGCGTTTCATTGTTTTCCTTTCCCGGTTACGCTTTTTACGGGGTCGCATCCCATACCGTTGCGGTTTTACGTCCCGCGGACAGTTTTTTATTATCAACTGCGTGTTTTGCAGGTGATTACTCATACTTGACTTTGCCTTTGACGGCTTCCTTCAGTTCCTTTACCAGTTCCTCGTCTTCCCAGTAATACGCCCTGGCAAGATAGCCTCTCCACGGGCTTATGATCGATCCTCCGATGATCCAGTCGACATGTTCGACCAGGTTCGGCGCCGCGTTGGTAAAGCTTTCGTCTCCGTGGCACAGTTTCAGGAACTCCCGGAAGAAGGTGTCATCTCCTCTGTGCTGGCCTCTCAGGATGACAAGTTCCGGCAGCGTGCTCTTGTGCCAGCCGTTGGAATAAAACCATTCCGCGCATTCCCTGGCATAGGCGTCCGGAATCCGGACGCACTGGAAGCTGTGCCATACGTTGGAAACGCTGACCCTGCCCGTCATCTCCGGATCGTCCAGGAACTGTTCATTGCAGAATCCGTACACAACGCCGTCGCTTTCATATTCCTGGCATCGCTGCACAAAGTCCCTGCACGGCAGGACGTCGTCCTGGATGTGCCAGGTGCCGCCGTATCCCTCGCAGTGCCGGAACGACTGCATACAGGCGTCCAGGTTTCCCAGTTTCACCCGGTCGACAAACACGTCGATCGTCTCGGCGCCCTGCTTCCGCAGCTCCGGCATCAGGAAGTCCTCGACATACCACATCCGCCTCGGGCTGGCATGGATAAGGATTTTCACGGTCTCACCTCCGACCATGGCATTTCCAGAAATCTGTGATAGATCTCTGTCGTCCGATAGGTTTTCTGCTCGCCCATGAAGTGCCGGATGACCGCCCGGCCATACGGTGCGGTCCCTCGGCCGGCATTGTACTCCTGCGGCAGCCGGAGGATTCCTCCCGAGCAGACCGCGTTGAAGGCATCCTGTTCCGGGTACTTCCATTTCCGCTTCTGCAGCGTTCTCTTGACCTCTTCCCCTCTCCCGCTGTGCCGCAGCAGGTCGAGGTTCTGCATCATGACGCCGACGTTGTAGTAATGGAATTCCGCCGAATCCAGCTCACTGGTCTCTCGCACGGCCGCCAGGAAATATCGGTCCATGTTCAGATCCCACAGGTGGCTGATGTCCTCCAGCACGAAAGCGTCCGCATCGATCGACAGGATCCGGTCCAGTTTCGGGAACAGTTCGTAATAAACCGCCCGGATCAGGACCATATGCGTCCATGGGCTCTCATAATTCGGGCTTTTCCTGCTGAACCACTTCTGATCCCGGACGTTGATGATCTCGCATTCCGGCGGGAGCCAGTAGCCGACGTCGTCATCTTCGATCACCAGATAGATCTTCTCCACATCGCTGTTTTTCATCAGCGCTTTGATGGATGGCATCAGGTCCGGATACAGGTTTTTTGTAGCCGCGTAGGCAGCTGCTTTCATGACGGTCTCCTTTTGGGCATAGAAAAAGCACGGTGCGTCTGCATCGTGCTTATCTGTTTAGTTTTTTATTCTCTCACGAGAGTATAGGCTGTAATGGTAATATCCCCAACTACTTCCCTTAACGGAATTCCGTCAACAAGGAATTTATCAACCAATTCATTTGCTTCTTTGTACACTAACCCTTCAGAGTTTGAATTCTGTTCAACAATTCTGATACCTTCATCATCCCATGTGAATATCACAAATTTTCGACCATTAATATTGAACATAATATCATCGCCGTGTTCTATTTTCCAAATGAATTCATTTTTCGTCAAAATAATTCACCCCTATCTGAATAATATCGTTGTTTTCTTCGAGTTCTTTTTCAGTAAGCGGCTGTGGTTTTCCATGTGGATTCCTCTTGTTGTGATCGAAAACATGTTTATGCGCACCTGTTGGGTGTTTCAATGGGTCTCCGTGATTGCCTGTATCATAATCTATAGCCGCCATCCCATCGGGTCCATAAAGTCTTCTTTGCAATACCTTTCCTTGTTCGTCAACCTTGTCCGCTATTGAATCTGGTTGCCCTTTTATAGGCAACCCGTTTGGTAAATCCTCATTCCTGAAAATGTTGTGATTTCCTGTTCCTGATCCTCCATCGCCGCGGATTATACCACCGGAATTGTCTGCTGACAATTCTTTTCTTCGCTCATATGCTTCCCGCTTCTGTGCTCGGATTTTATCAGCATTCTGAGCATAATCGTCCCGGCGCATGGAATTTAACTTCTCTTCCCATGTATCGCCCTCGGCGTTTTCGTACATCCGCAGGTACTTATCCGGATCATACCCTTCGATTTTGCTTTTCCCGTCAAAACGGATCGCGAAGGTGCAGTCGCAGTTTGCGTGAATGTGTTCCGCGTGATCTCCTTTGATCGTTTTCTTCGATGCTTTCCGCCATCCGTTGGATGCGATCATGATGCAGAAGGAACAGGTATCACCGTGCGGCACCCAGGCGAACTCCGCTCCGTCACGGAGCGCATTCTTCAGCGTGGTATCCGCTCCGGCTCTCTTTACCAGTCGGCCGACTCCGTTTCCCATAGTCTCGTTGCTCTGGTTCTGCTTCTTCATGCCGTTGTACATCTTCGCAACTTCGCCATAGGTTGCCGTCGCAGCCGGCTCTGCTGCCGGCAGGACAACTCCGGACGCTTCTGCTACCGCATCGTACATCTCGCAGGATGCAGCTGCCGCCATTTCTCCGTACCTGGTTGCCAGCCCATAAGCGTAATCAATGGCAGCCTTCTTTCCTGCGGTAGAGTTGATATCATGCGTGTTCAGATATGCAACGAACTTTTGCGCTGCGGTTTTGTTGATCGCCGCGAGGGTGTTGATGTATTTAATCCATCCGCTCTCCGGGAAGATCATTCATTCTCACCCTGCTCTTCCTCCAGCTCGTCCAGGCCGAGAAGGCCTCGTGCCCGGATCTCCTGGGCTTTAATCCTCCGGATATCAGCCTGGTCGAAACCGACCATCTCCAAAAACGTGTCCGTCTGAGCGAAGCTCTGCCTCGCGGACGCCAGTTTGATTGCAGCGTCTGCCGTGACGGCCACCGATGGCATTGCGGGATTCTTGAAGTGCGCAATCACATCTTTCTGCTCGTCGCTGAGTTTGTCCAGCGTTGTGTCGTTCGCGATTGCAAGCGCCATCAGTGCGATAGTGCGTAGCGCATTGCCGTTTCCGGTGTTCAGCTGCTCAGCCATGGCCACGAGGGTCTGACTCTGGGCGAGGATCGCGTCGGAACTTGTTGGGTTCGCCTCGCTGACCACGCCGGTATCGGTGACCGTCAGGCCTGTTGCTGCGGAGAACTGCGTTGCCAGCATCCGGATCATCTCCACATGCGGAGAAATGCTGCCTTGGTTCAGTTGCCCGAAGCTCGGCTTCTCGCCGGTGTCCGGGTTCGTTGTCGCAGCCAGGATGTTCCCGACATACTGCTTGAACTTCTGGCTGATCAGCACATCATACTGCTCATCTGTCACGCCCAGCAGGTATTTCTGCGGGCTGGTGGCAAATTCAAGGCCGATGGTCGCATTTGCGATCGTGCGCACATATCCCTGGATGAGTCTCCGGATCGGCTCTTTGATCCGGCTGCGTCCGAACGGTTTTGCGCTGGTCGCATTCCAGATCATTGGCTCCATCAGTGGCCGGCCCATCTTATGGTGCAGCCTTGTGAAGCTCCAGAGATTGCATTCCCGCTTGAAGACGATCACCGCATAGTCCAGATACAGGTTGATGATCGAAGGGATCCAGAGCGTTGCGTCCTTGTCGTCCGGTGCCGTGTCGATAATGGCCATGCCATAGTCGATTCTGCCCTTTTCGCCGTTCCATTTTGCCGCAGCCGTCTGCGGGCTGTGGAAGCGGATTTTGCACTTGATCTGATCATCCGCGCTCAGCGTGGCGAAGGTGCAGCCGTATTTCAGCTCGTCCCGGCAGGCCTTCATATATTCCGCAATCAGTCGGTTGTCCCGCACGATTCCGTCGAGTGTCGCGACCTCTTCGCCGTTCATGCCGACGAAGCCGTCAAACATGGAACGCGCTGCGAGTACATCCACGCATTTTGCGCCCCAGGCACATCCGATTTCGAGGCCCTGAAGCCCCTGCGGCAGCGCAATGCCGAGGTTGACCGAGTTCAGACTGATTTTGCCTTCGTAATACTTGTCCTTCTCCGCATTCTTCGCATGATGGTACTCGTAGATCTGCAGCAGTTCCTGGAATGCTATCTTCTCATAGTCTGTCAGCCCGTTGATGCTGCCCGGCGCGATGTTGAAAATCATAATCTGATCACCCTATCCTCATCTTCCTGTTTGGATCCCGTTTACATGTTTTTGCTCCCCAGAGTGCCAGGGCAGCTGCCTCGATTGGCCCTGAATTGTCTCCGCCGAAGCCCCAGCCGCCTCCGATCGGCCGCTTGACCGATGTGATGGCGCTGTCCCGCAGCTCTTCCTGTCCTGCGAACCAGTCCACCGTCTTCTCTGTCAGCGCAGCTGTCAGGACGCTCACTGAGGCGATCACTTCTTTTGCCGTTGGCCGGATCACCGATCCTTTGTAGCGCCAGGTGTCGCTGATTTTCTCCACCAGCACATCCACGCCGTTCCGGCCGTCTATCACAACGCAGGAGGCCTTCTCATAGCGCTCGTTCAGGAAATCGGCCAGCCACTTCAGGCCGTGTCCCGTCTGCTCCCTGCTGATCATGGAGATCCTTGCACTTCCGTCCGCCCGGATCACCGCCCCGCAGAGGCAAACCTCCGCGCCGTCCGCCGTGAACTTCACTCCGTAAGCTGTTTTTCCTTCCGGCTTCGGTTCTTCGGACCGGCAGCTGTCCCAGACGGTTTTATCGATTGCGTATTCCGTCCTCTGTTCCAGGACCGGAGACCACCATCCCAGCCGCTCCCGGCAGAAGCCGTCTTTCGACAGCGTCCTCAGCTCCTCGGCTGTGAATTCTTCCGTGAGCCTTTTCCCCATCGCCGGATTTGAGAAGTACCAGAGTTTCCTATCCTGTACTGCGATCTCGTCCACGCTTTTTGCATCGACGCTCCATTCATGCCAGGCGTCAAACGGTCCTTTATCGATGAGGCAGATTATTCTCCGGCGACGGAAGACTTCTCCCGGGCATCCCGGATACGGCGGCGTGCCGGTCAAGATGATCTGCCGCGTGCCGGTGTCCGATGCCGACAGGGTTGCCATGGTTGCCTCAACCTGATCGTCCGTCAGTTCCTGTGCTTCGTCATAAATCACACGGGAGATCTTGTCAAAGCCTCGGGCTGCCTGTCTGGACCTGGCGGAAAACTCTACGGATCCTCCGTTTTCCAGTTCAATGCATTCCTCGCCGTTTGTATACCGGATATTCCGGACGAGATCCATGATCTCCGGATGCCGTTTATCGGTGAATATTGCCTCGATCCGCCGGAAAGACTTTTTCGCCGTTTTGACCTGGTGCGCTGTGTGCAGAAATCTCTCTCCGTTGATGGTCATGCAGTAGAATTCGAGCGCCTCCAGGATGCCATTCTTCCCGTTCTGCCTCGGCGTTGCGAGCCCTGCGGATGTGACGTTGTAATTTCTGTTCTGATCATACCCGAGCCAGCAGTCGAGAACGCTCTGCTGCCATAGATCCAGCGTAAATGCGTATTCGCTCATCATAAGCCCGGCGTCCGGGCCGTCGGATCCGGCCCGCTCCGGCTCGATCCGGATGCGTGGTTCCTGCGAACCTATCATATTGCTTTATCACGCTTCTCGCGGATGAGCTGCAGAACGGTAGCCGGCTTGCTTTCTCCTTCTCCGTTATCCTGGCCGAAATCCGACCGGATCCGGCGTAGGGCCTTCGGCGTCAGGCCGAGGGATTCCCGGAGCGTCTGGATCATCCGGTCCTGCTGCAGGATCAGCGCGTAATGCGGGTCAAGCGGTGACGGCGCGGCGCCGGCTTCCGCTGTTTCCTTCCAGGCTTTCCGTGTTCTGGCCTGTTCACGTTCCAGGACAGCCAGATCGTGGACCGTCGCAGCGAACGCCGGCTCCCAGATCCCGAGAGCCTTCATCTGAGCTGTGTACTTCTCCTCTTTGGTCATGGCCGTTCACCTGCCCGTGCTTTGTGTCCGTGATACGCGTGCGTGTCCCGCGCGTCTTTGATTTATTTTTTCATCCCCGATTTGGATTTTTCCTCGGGGGTATTTTGGCGCTA